GCTCGGAAACCTGCCGGACATCGTGCCCGATGCGACGGGTCCGGCGCATGCGGTCGGGGCTTTCGGGAGCCTCGACGGGATGACGTTCACCCGTGCCGAAGTGCTGCGCACCGCGACGGCCCCGGCGACGCTCACGCAGCCCTACACCGTCGTGGCCTTGATACAGTGCGACGGGGTGCTGACTGATGGAAACCACTACGCCATCACCGACGGGCGCCCGGGTGGCAGTCGCGGCTATATGGCGTGCAGGAATTCATCGAATAATCCAGGCTTCGCCACCTGGGCCGGGACGTTCAAGAGTATGGGGCAATACGACAACTGGTCCCACATCCTCACGACCGTTTACAACGGGGTCAACAGCAAGTTCTACATCGACGGGATGCTCGTCTTTGAAGGCAACCTGGGCGCCAACTCGCTGACGCCGCTCTCGGTCGGCGATGCCCAGGCCGGCGGGCAGAAATTCGACGGCAATATCGGTCTCGTTGTCGTCTATAACGGCGAGCCGAGCGCGGCAGAACTGACCAGTCTCCATGAACTGATCGTGGCGTCCAGCAACGTCATGCCGGTCATGAAGATGTCCATCCTCGATCGCAGCGCCGACCTCGGCATGAGCACTTACATGCAAGGGGTCGCGTTCGACGGCACGCACTACTACACGACCGACACCGCCAACCTCTACAAATGGACCAGGGATGCCGGCAGCGGGGTCTATACCCTCGTCACCAGCGCCGGGCGTGGCGCGGTTCCCCCCGACCTGACCCAGGTCAACTCCATCGCCATAAACGGTGGCTCGCTGTGGGTCGGCGGGAACAACTTCCCCAATACACCGGCGAAATCATGGGTCCTTGAATATAACACTAGCCTCGTGCTCCAGGCGACGCATCTGCTCGATGAGGCTCACCACGGCGAGGGCGCGACATGGCACGACGTCGGCGCGGGCGATGAGCTTTGGGTCGTGTTCCACGACTGGCCGAACGTGTCCCGCTACTCATATTCGGGCGGCGTCTTCACCAAGGTTGCCGACTACGCGCTGGATCTGGCCACCGGCGAAAGTGACGAACTTTATCAGGGTGCGGTGTGGCTCGGCGACCTGTTCATCGCCAATCGCCACAACAATCACACCTATACGACCGCGGACTTCTATGAGTGGAACGGGACAGGCTTCACCGGCGTGCAGCGGACGCCCGGGCCCATGCCTGGTTGTGGCCAGGGGATCGCCTGGGAGACCGAGGGCTCGGTGCTGCTGTTCGCGGAGCGGGTGGACGGCGGCAATGCCGAGCAGCGCATCGTGCGGGTTTCCACCGGCCTGGTGGGGGCGGGCGCGGAGTTGGTGCGCGCCGTCGGCGAGGCGCTGGGTCTGACCGGGGCGCGGGCGCGGGCGATGGCGCTGGCGCGGGACCGGGTCGAGACGCAAGGGATTGCCGAGGCCGGCGTGGTCGCCCGGGCGCTGGCACGGCTGCGGGCCGAGGCGGTGGGCCTGACTGAGACGACCGCCTCGATAATCGAGGCACTTGCCGAAGCGGTGGTGCGGGTGGTGTCCGAGATCATTGCGATGGCCGAAACAGCTACGCGGCCGCGACGTCTCGCCCGCATCCGGGCCGAGCTTGTCGGCATAGCCGATGCGGTCGCAAGGGTCGGCGGGTTCGTCAGCGCGGCGGTGCCCGCCATCACGAGCCGCCTCAGGATGCGCGTCGAGCCATCGACCCGAATGAACGTGCCGCCGGCGCGGCGATAGGGGGATTCATGCTGAAGCCAGTGCGGACCGTCGCACCAGCGGTCGAGCCGATCTCGTTGCAGGAGGCGCGCGATCGCCTGCGCATCGACCACCACGAGGAAGACCCGCTGATCGCCTCGCTGATCGCCGCCACGACAGCTCATCTCGATGGTTGGTCGGGCACGCTCGGGCGGGCCCTGGTCAATCAGACCTGGGTGCAGAAATTCCCGCGGTTTCCCTCCGGCGCGGTGTTCGGACTGGTGCTCGCCCCGGTGCAGTCGATCGAGTCGATCGTCTATTTCGACGCCGCCAACGTGCAGCAGACTCTCGACCCAGCAGTCTACACGCTGCTCGACGACGAGCTCGGGGCTTTCATCACGCGGCAGGTGGACCAAGCGTGGCCGGCCTCATTTGCGCGCGAGGACGCGGTGACCGTCACCTATGTCGCGGGCTACGGGCCGGCCGGCGACGATGTTCCGGCCGCGATCCGCCACGCCATGCTCCTGCTCATCGGCCATTGGTACGAGCATCGCGAGTCCGTCATAGTCGGGAACCCGGTGCAAGTGCCGCTGGCGGTGCAGGCGCTGCTCCGGCCATATCGGAGGGTCCGGCTGTGACCACCATCGGACAGCTCAACCGGCGGCTCACCCTGGAGGCTCCGTTCGTCGTCAGCGATGGGGTCGGGGGCACCACGGTGACCTGGCAGCCGGTCGCGAAACTCTGGGCAGAAGTGCGTTCCCGCCTGGGCGACAAGCGCCAGTGGGCCGAGGCGATCACCTCCGAGGCCACGCATCTCATCCGCATCAGGCGCACCAAGCAGCTGGCGAGCAACATGCGGTTTACCGAAGGCACGCGCGTCTTCGAGATCCGCTCGGTGATCGAGGACGGGCGGCACTGGACCGACTGTTTGTGCCGGGAAAAGCCGCTGCCGGCGTCAACACTGACGTCCTGAAGGAGCAGGCCCATGACCACAAGCCCTGCCCTGGCTTTGCAGACGGGGCTGCGAGCCGCCCTGCTGGCCGATTCCAACCTGGTGACGGCGCTGGGCGGCGAGCAGGTGTTCGACGACGTGCCGCGCGAGGCGCCGTTTCCCTACATCACCATCGGCGACATCGACACCCGCGACTGGAGCACCCAGACGTCGCGCGGCCACGAGCACACCGTGACCGTCCACCTGTGGTCGCGCTACCGCGGGCGCAAGCAGGTCCAGGAGTTGATCGCCGAAGTCGATCGTATCCTCGACGGCGCGAGCCCGCCGCTCTCGGGCTACCGGCTGGTGAACCTGAGCACCGTCTTCTGGACGGCGCAGCGCGAGCCCGACGGCGAGGTCTATCGCGGCACGATGCGGCTGAGGGCTGTGACCGAGCCGCTCGAATAGCTGCGCCAAGCCTCGAGATTTCGCACAAGGAGATACCAATGACGGCACAGAAGGGGCGCGACCTGCTGCTCAAGGTCGACACCGATGGCCTTGGCGCATTCCAGACGGTGGCGGGCTTGCGCAGCCACGCGCTGGCGTTCAACGCCGAACGCGTCGACATCACCCACCAGGAGTCCGCCGGCGCCTGGCGCGAGCTGCTCGAAGGCGCCGGCCTCAAGTCGGCGAACATCCGCGGCAGCGGCATCTTCAAGGACGCGGCGTCGGACGCGACGATGCGCAGCCTGTTCTTTTCCGCCACCATCCGGCGCTGGCAGGTGATCATTCCGGACTTCGGCACCCTCGAGGGGCCGTTCCAGATCACCGCGCTCGAGTTCGGCGGCCAGCACGACGGCGAGGTCAGCTTCGACGTGGCGCTCGAATCGGCCGGCGAGCCGACGTTCACGGAGGCCTGAGGTGAGCCATGGCTAATCGGCACCGCGGCGAGATCGAGGTCGAACTCGGCGACCGGCGCTGGACCCTGTGCCTGACGCTGGGTGCGCTCGCGGAACTGGAATCGGCCTATGGCGACGAGGATCTGCTGTCGCTGGCCGAACGCTTCGAGCGCGGCGCCATCGGGTCCCGCGACGCCATCCGCATCATCGGGGCGGGATTGCGCGGCGCCGGCCACGAGGTGAGCGACGGCGAGGTGGCCGCGCTTACCGTCGAGGGCGGCGCGGCGGGATATATCAGGATCGTTGCCGATCTGCTGCAGGCGACCTTTGCCCCTGCTGGTGAGGAGAACCCGCCGGCGGGAAACTGACTGGCGCCGCCGGGGGTACCGCGACATTCCCCTGGCGGCGCGCCATGGAACTGGGCCTCGGCCGCCTCGGCAGGTCGCCGCAGGAGTTCTGGGCGATGACGCCGAAGGAACTCGATGCGGCGGTTGCGGGGGCCATCGGGACAGGCCCTGCGCCGCTGTCGCGCGAGGACCTCGAAAGACTGATCGCACGGTTTCCCGATCCGGATACGGAGAAAGACTGACATGGCCACAGGTGACGAAGAGTTCACCGCCTCGCTGGCGCTGGAGACCCGCCGCCTGCGGGCGGAATTCACCGAGCTGACCAGGGTGTCGGCGAGCTTCGGGCGCACGATCACGAGCGCATTTGCCGGCGCCATAATCGGCGGTCGCAAGCTGTCGGACGTGCTGCGCTCGCTGGTGGCGTCGCTGTCGCGCCAGACGCTTTCGGCGGCACTGCGCCCGCTCGGCAATGCCATCGGCGGGCAGCTGGCGAGCCTTCTTTCGCCGGGCCGCATCGTGCCCTTTGCAGCCGGAGGCATCGTGCGCAGCCCGACGCTGTTCGGGATGGGCGACGGGCTGGGGCTCATGGGCGAGCGCGGGGCGGAAGCCATCTTGCCGCTGGCCAGGGGTCCGGACGGCCGCCTCGGCGTGCAGTCCGAGGGCGGCGCCGCGGTGACCGTCAACGTTCATATCTCGACGCCGGACGTGGCCGGGTTCGAGCGCTCGCGCTCCCAGGTGTCGGCGCTGCTGGCCCGCGCCGTCCAGCGCGGGCAGCGCAATCTTTAGGATCCATTGGCGGCCCATCCTTCGAGACGCTCGCTTCGCTCGCTCCTCAGGATGAGGTCTTTCAAAAGCTTACCTCACCCTGAGGACGGCCAAAGGCCCGTCTCGAAGGGTCATCGGGAATTTGGCCGACGCGGTTGGTGGGTTACGCTTCGCTAACCCACCCTGCGCGTGGCATGGGCACCAGGTGGGCAGATGACCAGCTTTCATGATGTGCGATTTCCCACTGGCATTTCCCGGCGTGCCTCGGGAGGGCCGGAGCGGCGCACCGACGTTGTGGCGCTCGCATCCGGACACGAGGAAAGGAACAGCCGCTGGGCCCACTCGCGCCGGCGCTACAACGCCGGCTATGGCATCCGCACGCTCGACGAGATCCATGAGGTCGTCGGCTTTTTCGAAGAGCGCCGGGGGCGGCTGCACGGCTTCCGCTGGAAGGATCATGCCGACTACAAATCGGGCCCGCCGCAGTCCGCTGTGGATCCCGCCGATCAGGAGATCGGCACCGGCGACGGCACGACCGCGTCGTTTCAGCTGATCAAGAGCTATGGCGACGGCGGGAGTGCTTATGTGCGGCCGATCACCAAGCCGGTTGCGGGGACCGTTCGAGTTGCGGTCGACGGCGCGGAGAAGTCGGACGGTGTCGATTTCACCGTCGATCTACAGACCGGGATCGTGACCTTTCAGACTAGCGCCATACCCGGTGCTGCGCAGACGGTAACCGCCGGATTCGAGTTCGACGTGCCGGTTCGCTTCGACAGCGACCTGCTGACCATCAATCTCGATGCCTTCGCGGCCGGCCAGATCCCCGACATCGCGCTCGTGGAGGTGAGGTTGTGAGGAGGGCGTACAGCAAATGAAGACGCTGCCCGCCGGGCTGCAGGCTCACCTCGATAGCGGCGCGACGACGCTGGCCTGGTGCTGGAAGGTCGAGCGCCGGGACGGAACGATCCTGGGCTTCACTGACCATGACCGCGACCTCGCGTTCGACGGCGTGAGTTTTGCCGCCGCGACCGGCTTTACCGCCAGCGAGGTGGTGTCGTCGCTGGGGCTCAGCGTCGA